ACAGTCTGATTCTTCTAACAATCTTAATAAATAATAATGAATTTTTTCAGTCACCCACTTCAAATCCTCATCCTTTACATCATTGAATATTGCATTTAAAGATAAATCACGGGACGGGGTTCGAATATGATCGGCTAACAATCTAAGAGCTTTATATCTTTCTTGATTCATCTCCGATAACATCTCATGTAACCTCACCAATATCTACATTCCCTGTTGTTTCTACTTCTTCAGGTGGATGTTCTACTTCTTTTTTAAAAAATTGGACAATCTCTATTGCTCCTAAAACTTTCATGTAAGATTCTTTTGCTTGAGCAATCTCTAAATCTTTTAATTTTATATCATTAGCCAAAGCAGTCTGCTGTTCAACAAGCTGCTTCATTGTGTCATCTAATTTTTCTAGAGAAACTTTGCAAGACATAGTAAATATTCTATTAATTTGAGTATAGCTTCCTAAATTTTATCTAGCTACTAGCAGTCATTATAATTTCTAGCTATATCTCCACCAATTTCAGATCCTTTATCTTGAGCAAACATTGTAACAAGTCCAGCAGCTAACCATCCAACAATTGGTATATTACTCACCACAGGAGCTGCTTTAACCCCTACAGAGGCTCCTACGACCCTTCCAGTAGCATTTCCACTTCCCTCTACCTTTATGCAAGCTATATCTTTATCAGTCATTACAGAACCTTCTGATTGCCCTGAAGATGATTCACCATTCATGGTATAAGTTTCTCTTAAACTTAATTTAGAATCTTTTTTAAATAATCCTTTTTCTTCATCAACAAGTTTAGTTCTTGCAAGGATCTTTGGATCATTAGCTTTATAACTGATACTATATCCCTTTTCTGAAGTAACAACCCTATAACTTGTATAAGGTCCTACTGGTAAATTCAAATTAGGAAAAGGACTTTTAAACTTTTGAGAAACTAAAGTATTCATTAAAGAAAGATTAGATATCCCTAAGATGCTTACTAAAGCTATTATTCCCCAATTTCTTCTCTGTTTGTAGTACATGTCATTTGTTAGTATTATCGGTAATAACTTTTATTGGAGCTTGTTCTATACGCAATATCTGAGTGTGAACTGCATCTGATTTACTAGCTGAATCTTTAGCCTTTTGACTCTTACCTCGTGATGCATCGACACCGAAACTTGAAAGCGTAGCTGTCAGGATCGAAGCTGGAAATGTAATATCCTTGGGTTCATTACTATACCCTGGAATAGATATGTAGTTAAGGCTGACGATAAATCCGCTCCAGGCAATCACGACAAGCCTGACCACAACTGAGATAAAGGCTAATTGCTCATCTTTGTCATCTATGTTTTCTTTAATCTTCGTGAAAACATTTTTCTTCTGTTGTGATTTAGAAGACTCTTTTGAA